GCTGATGTGGCTCAAATAGAAATATTCGCAACTCGGTGCCGCGGTAGAGCACGCTGACACAACCCCACTTAGCCTGCATGATGTCCATTTGCGCCTGCAACTGTACTGGCCCACGGTATAGCGCTGGGATCTCCTCGGCCTGGACAGATGTGAGCTTTGCCTCAAGCACTCCGAAGCCATCGAGCACAATTTGATCTGCGCCAATGACATAGATGCCGGCATTGTGATCTGCCTTGATTACCTGGCCACGGCCATCAGCATAACCGTCCAGGCTGCAGGCCAGCGGAAGCGTCGGGTGATAAAAGGCAGTGCTAAATTCAGTCTGCAGGTCTGTCAGCTGCAGTCGCCTGCTAGTTTCCAGCAGGATAATTTCTTCAAGTCGATCACCCCAGGCCATTGCTTCGTTCTGGTCGAAGTTATTGAGCTCGCCCTTCAATGCACTGATGGACATGTGCAGCTCGTCGTTTGGTGTCATGTACTTAGATAAGCCTAGCAGCGATGGCAGTCTGGATGCAGACATCATGGTCGATGGTGTTTTTTTGCCTGACATTTAAGTCTCCTTTAATTTATAGATCCGCACCACGCGAGCATGGGCGGCCTTGTGTGTGGCTTCGGTGAAGCCGATTGCTGTGAATTTTTTACCTCTGAATACAGCTCCGAGCACGCTGGGATGCAGCTCTGCCGGCAGCTGGATTGCAGCCCGAACATCATTGATTGATACCTGGCCATCACGCTTTGCAATGTCTGTGGCTATCTGCCTGCATTGCTCCAGGAAGTCTGCATCACGGCGCTCAAATAGCGCGAGCTGGGCATCCCGCAATACCTGGCCGGTAATCATATGATCCCCGCCCAAACCAGAATCAAAATCATGATGGCCATTGCCACCATGAAACCTGTAAAAAAGTCGTCATTCATGCTGCGCCCCTAGAAATTAAGTTAGCTACCTGGCTGGCACCCCAAGTGCGGCCACCGCGTGATGTTTGAACACCGCGAGCTGTCAGTGCAGCTGCGATTGAGCGCAAGCTGGTTGAGCCTGTCTTGGCAATGATGTCGTCGATGATTGGTTTAACGCGTTGTGCAAACTGATCTGCACTTGCTTGGATGCTGGCGATGCCGGCAGCAGATCCTGCTGCTGGATTAGGGCTGCCCAACTTGATACCGCGAGCTTTTGCTGCCTGCAGTGCTGCCTTAGTACGGCGGCTAATCTCTTCGCGCTCATGTTGCGCAACTACTGCACGGATACCAAACTCAAGGGTGCCAGCGTGAGGCATGTCAGCTGCAACGATCTGTACACCAGAGTCGCGCAGTGTCAGCAGGAAAGCTGCCTGGCGTGATAAGCGGTCGATCTTGGCGATCAACAGAGCTGCGCCGGTAGCTTTGCACATAGCGATGGCGGCCTGCAGCTGCGGCCTGTCGTCGTGCTTGCCTGATTCGATCTCAGTAAATGAATGGATGATACCGGCTGCGTACTGGATGACGGCTGCCTGTTGGGCTTCGAGGCCTAAGCCTGATGCACCCTGACGATCTGTTGATACGCGGAAGTAGGCTACATATTTAGACATTTTGCGCTCCTGTTTCTCGGTGGCGTGGCGATCTTTATTGACCGTGAGACAGAGATTATATTGCTCCAATCAATACGTCAAGCACTTTTTGTAGTTGACTAGCTAGGATATTTGAATATATCGTTGCGCAATATTCACAGAGAGGTGCAAATGCAAAACAAGCAACAGACATTTATGATGAAGATGCGCCCTGAGATACGAGAGCTGCTAGATCTGGCCAGTAAAGAGCAAAGGCGCACCAGGGTTTCGCTGATTGAGGAGCTCATTGTTGAGGCTTATGGCAGGCGCTATGCAAGCACCAATGCCAGGCTAAAGCAGTTGTTTAGTGGTGTATGAATGAGTTGGCTCTTTTCGCGGGTGCTGGTGGAGGAATACTTGGCGGGAAAATGCTTGGATGGAGAACTGTCTGCGCAGTCGAATGGGAACCTTATCCCGCAAGCGTATTGTGCGCCAGACAAAATGACGAAATTCTCGAAACTTTCCCGATTTGGGATGACGTACAAACCTTTGACGGACGACCTTGGCGTGGAATTGTTGACGTTGTATCTGGAGGATTTCCATGCCAAGACATTAGTGCAGCAGGAAAAGGTGCAGGAATTGACGGAGAACGATCAGGAATGTGGGGACAAATGGCGAGGATCATTCACGAAGTACGACCCAAATTCGCTTTCGTGGAAAACTCACCAATGCTCACTTCTAGGGGACTTGGACGAGTTCTCGGAGACTTGGCCTCAATGGGGTTTGATGCGCGATGGGGAGTGTTGGGAGCAGCAGACGTTGGAGCAAACCATCAAAGGGACAGAATCTGGATTGTCGGAAAAAATACCAACACCTCAAGCAAGAGATTGGAAGGGCAGCAGTGGGCGCAGTATGAAAGGATTGGAGCACGATTTGCCGACTCATGCAAAGAAATTTCCAACACCAAGAGCGCAAGAACCAGGGAGGACAACAATCGGATATGGGAGGGGTTTAGCGGAGTTGGTGGAAGGAAAAACACAGAGAATGCCGAAGTTGTCGCCAGATGGTATGACAACATTTCACACCCCAAACACATCGGGACTGGACGGAGGAAGCAACAGCAGGAAAGCGTTAAAGAAAAAATTACCAACACCAGTAGCAAGAATGTGGAAAGACAACGGTCAATCACCATCGGAACTAAATCGGAATTCGGAAACATTAGCGACGAAAGCTGGTGGCAGTCTGAACCCAACGTGGGTCGAGTGGCTGATGGGGTGGCCGCTAGGGTGGACAGACTTAAAGCCATTGGAAATGGACAAGTGCCATTGTGTGCAGCAACCGCATGGAATTTACTATCAAGAAAGTGAGAACGCATGAATGGCCGAGGAGCTCGAAACAAGGGTGCAGCTGGTGAGCGCGAGCTTGCCGCCCTGCTACAAGATCAGCTGGGTTTTGTGGTTAAGCGCAACCTGGGTCAAGCGCGTGACGGTGAGGATGACATCACCATTGCGCAATTCAGGATAGAAGTTAAACGCAGGGAACGAATCGAGGTAGACAAATGGAGCGAACAAGTGGAAGCCTGCACGCAACCAGGCGAAGTGGGAGTCGTGGCGTACAGACGCAATGGTCAACCCTGGCGGGTAGTTTTGAAGTTGCACGACTTCCTGCCGTTGATGCGAGATGCATTGAAGTGACTGATTGGCTGCTGCGTCAGCTCATGGGCGAGAAGTTCATCTTGCCTGCCACTGAGGGGCGACAGATAGTTAAGATGGGCATTGGCCAGTACCAGGCTAAACGTACTGCAGGCACCGACATTCGGGAAGCCATCACTGAGATACTTACAGAGTTTGGCGAGCTCAGTACCGGCCAGCTGTTTGACGAGCTCCAGCTGCAAGGTTGGCAAGCAGACTATTCATCGGCCTACAGCATCTTAAAGAAGATGGAAAAGCACCAGCTGATCATCAAACGCATTCAGACATCAGCGCACGGCGGGAAGGGAGTGGCAATTTGGCAGATGAAGTAAGTATTGATGCGACCACTAGGTTTTGCACTAATTGCCAGCAACGAAACCCGGTAGCCGGTGGCGATTGGCACGTATTTAACAACAAGAAGAACAGGAGATGGATTTGTCACGGATGTTTAAAAAGGAGGAACAAGGATGCAACCCAAACTATCAATAGCAAGTGAGCCGGCAGTGCCAAAGCGCAAAGAAAAGGATCGTACAGCGTCGGTGTGGAATCCAGACTGGAAGTACCAGGCTGCAGGCTCTGCGTTAGACCTGGCCGAGAAGTTCAAGCGCATCAGAAAGCAGCAGGAGCAAGATGCCAAAGATAAAAAGATGCGGAGGGTTAAATGATCCGTGCCTGGAGGTCATTCAGAATGTGGCGCATGGCCGGCCTGGGGATTTTGGCTGCAGTTAAGGCGACCAGGCGATACCACCGGAGATACCTTGGCTAAGAGGTTTTGTGAGCAGTGTAGCCGGGTGCATTGGGAGCCAAAAACAGTTGTAGTTGATGGGAAAGAACTTTGCACACATAGCAAAGCCTGGCAGGCAGAGTGCGAGATTAGATACGCAATGCTGCTGCCAGACAAGGCCAGGAAGCCACGAATAACCAAGCGTGACTACCTGATTACAGTGGAAGAGAAGCGAGGCACAGAGGCTAGATTACAGCTGCGAGCCGAGATGATAAGGAGATACAAAAAATGAAAAACCATAAATTACTTGATGCAATCAAAGCTGAGTTTGGCCTTAAAAATGATTCTGCCCTGGTCAAGTTTCTAAGCAGCCGGCCACCGACAATATCGAAGATTAGGGCAGGCAAGTTGCCTATCACGCCAGACTTTATCTTGTTGGTGCATGACATGACCGATTGGGAAATCAAGCGCATCAAGTCGTTTCTGTGAGGCAAGCATGACTAGAGATGACATGATCAAATTGGCGCGTGAAGCTGGCTGGGAATATGCAAATAATTATAGTGGCTTTGATCCATTGTGGAAATTTGGAGAGCTAGTCGCAGCAGCAGAGCGCGAAGCGTGCGCCCAGGAGTGCTTGATGCCAATTGATGAAATACAAGTTTCAGATGATTGCAGTGAGTATATCCACAAAGATTATCTGGATTGTGCTGAAGCTATACGTGCAAGGGGGCAGGATGACTGACCGCGAACTATTAAATATGGCGCTTGATGCTATTCATGTATGGCATTGGACAAGTGAAACACATTTACTTATGCCAGCTCATGACGCTTTAAGAGACAGACTTGCGGAGCCTACGATTG